TACACCAGCAAGGCGATCCAGCCCTGGGATTACATTGTCTCGAATGAGCTTGGCTACCTGGAAGGCAACGTCGTTAAGTACGTGTCGCGATGGAAGGATAAAGGCGGCATCGAGGATCTCAGGAAGGCCAGGCACTATCTCGACAAGCTGATCGAGGTCAACCTAAAATGATCTGCCAGTTTTGCGTAAACGAAGAAGGCGATTATTTTTCTAAGACGGAAGTTTTGGAGACAAGGATTTACTGGGACCCGAATGACGAAATTTATTACAACGAGCGCCGTCGCCAATGCCTGGCTTGCGAGACACGATTTACGACGGTGGAGAGGATGGTAGAGGATGACTAAGCTCACAACGCGCCAGGCACGTGCTTTACTCGCGTCGCCGGAGAACCAGGAGAAAGTATCGAATGAGCTGGGCCACATTGCCCAGGCGGATATAACAGATGTTATATCGTGGACCGGGGACGTGGCCGTACTCAACGCCAGCGATACCCTGGCCCCGCACGTACGTAAAGCGATCAAGAAGGTCAGGATCACACCTGGCAAGTACGGTAGCTCGATCGAAGTCGAGATGCACGACAAATTGGGCGCCTTGCGTATGCTGGCCCGCGCAACAGGCATGATGGAGCAAACGCAAGAAGAGAGCAATCGCCCGACGATGATCGGAATCAAACTGAATTTATCAAAAGTGGAAGAGGTAATCTATGCCGAGGAAAATGGGCGCGACGGGAAGAAACCGTCAAACGGGGAATGAGCTAGATGCGCTGGGGGATCTCAACCTGGACTTCTCGACAAGTCCGACGACTTCGCGATTTTTATCTGACGATTCTTTTTTTCGCGGTCTTATGGGACCCGTCGGATCGGGTAAGTCGTATGGATGTGCGTCGGAAATACTCTTGCGCGCGGTGCGGCAAGACCCTTCCCCGGTGGATAATATTCGTTACACACGATTCGTGGTCATTCGAAATACCTACGGGGAACTTCGGACCACAACGATTCGAACCTGGCTTGAAATATTCCCGGAGCATATTTGGGGTCCGATTCGCTGGTCCCCGCCGATTACTCACCATCTGCAACTGCCATCCCGCGACGGGGTGCCAGGATTAGATTGTGAAGTAATCTTCCTAGCGCTTGACGATACCAAGTCGGTACGCAAGCTCTTGTCCCTGGAAGTAACTGGCGGCTGGTGCAATGAGGCCCGCGAATTGCCGCTTGCCGTGATCCAGGGATTGACGGCCCGTGTCGGACGCTATCCAAGTAAAACCCACGGCGGATGCACCTGGCGCGGAATATGGGCGGACACAAACCCGCCGGACGATGACGGCTGGTGGTATCGCCTGGCCGAGAAAGAACCGGTCAGGGGCAAATACAAGTGGAATTTTTATACGCAACCAGGCGGCATGATGGAAGTACCGGCCGATACGGCGGGCGCGATCTACGCGGCCGGTAAGCATTGGCTAGAAAACCCCAAGGCCGAGAACGTTAAAAACTTGCCGCTTGGCTACTATGAGCAACAGTTAGGCGGCAAGAACCTGGACTGGATCCGTTGCTACGTCGGCGCGCAATACGTGTATGTCCAGGAAGGTAAAGCCGTATGGGCGGAGTACGACGATTCGACGATGGTCGAGGATTCGTTAACCTTTGTGCCGGAGTTACCCTTGCTAATCGGATGCGACTTTGGTTTGACGCCCGCGGCGGTGATCGGACAACGCTTGCCGTCCGGCGCCTGGAACATCCTGGAAGAGATTGTCACCGAGGATATGGGCCTTCAACGTTTTGGACAGATGCTCTTGCAACAACTCAACATGAAATATCCGAAGGCCGAGGTAATCTTGACGGGCGACCCGGCCGGCCAGGCGCGCGATCCGATCTTCGAGACAACGGCATTCGATCACTTGCGTACCCTGGGATTTACCAAGGTCCAACCCGCGCCAACCAATGACTTTGGAGTACGTCGTGAAGCTGGCGCCGCGCCCATGATACGGCTGATCGATCGAAAACCGGGTCTGAGAGTGGCGCGCACGTGTCCAAAATTACGGAAGGCGCTTGCTGGTGGCTATCATTTTAAACGAGTAGGGGTGCCAGGCGAGGAAAGATTTAGGGATGCACCGAATAAAAACCAGCATTCGCACGTCGGCGACGCGTTTTCGTACTTGATGCTAGGGGGCGGGGAATATAAACGCCTGACCAGGAGCGGCATGAATTACGGCGCAGAATCAAAACAATACACGGCCGACTTTGATTTTGATATTCTTTAGGCGTTATGAATTTGACCCCGGCCATTCTCCGCAACCTATATGCAACAATCTACTGTTGCGAACCGTTTGCGCGCTGGAATATGCCGTTGCCCGAAGCCATTAAGTTTGAGGTGATCGACGATCCTCATGCCTATGGGTATTACCAGTATGACGAGGGCGGGGACTACGAGCATACGATCCAAATATCGCGAATGCTTTGCGGCCATTTTATGACCGTCTTTAGGGTGCTATGCCATGAATCGGTCCACATGAGTAGATGGGCGCACGCCAGGGAACGATGGAACCATCACGATAAAGTGTTCAAACAGAGGTGCAAGGCCGTGGCCGATGAGTTTGGCCTGGACCCATTAGAGTTATGATAGATACAACTGGTTTTACATCACAAGTCCGGCTACCGGAAGGGGGTAAGATCGTCCCTTTTTTCTACGGACACCTTGCTTTGATGAATCTTAATGAGCATGATCTCGATTCCAGGGCGCATATTCCGGACTGGCTGGACCGATTAAAGAATCAAACCCACATGGGGCCATCGTTTACTGGTCTCTATTACGGCAAACCCATGCTTTCGTTTGGCATTATTCCGATTTGGCCAGGGCTTGCAGAGGCCTGGATGATCCCGGATAAGGATATTGATACCGTGGCGATACCATTGTGCCGTTGTGCCAGGCAGTTTTTCTCCTGGGCCGAAACCACCATGCAACTACGGCGCATTCAAATTATCGTGCGTTCGTCAAATGTACGCGCGCAAAAATGGGCAGAGTTCTTATACTTCGAAAAGGAATCGGAGATGATGGGTTTTGGCCCTACCGGTGAATCGCATTTTATGTATAGGAGATTAAATCATGGGCGGAGTAGTATCTAGCATTGCAAAACCATTGGGTCTAGGGCCAAAAGAGCCTTCTGCACCAGCATCGGCACCAGCATCGGCAGAAGCATCGGCACCAGTAGCGGCACCAGCATCGGCACCGAAAGCGGCAGAATCGGCAAAAGCAACAACCGAAGAAACAAAATTAGCGGCCAATACTCGCGCACGTCGCCGTATGGGTACCCGGTTATTGTTTAGCCAGGAGCGTTCAGCTGGCCTTGGTCAAAATCAAACGACATTGGGTGGCGGTGCCGGCCCAGGTCAAAATACTTTAGCGTAAGGAGAAAACCATGGGCGGCTTATTTAGTTCACCATCAATACCAGCACCACCACCACCACCGGCACCGGATCCAGCGATCGCGGCCAATCAACAAAAACAAGAAGAGCGCCTGGTATCACAGGAGAAAGCGCAACAAGATCGTCTCCGGGCAACTAAGCGCGCCCGTCAAACCGGCGGTATGCGTTTGCTTTTTAGTCAAGAACGTCAAAATCCAGCCTTGGGCATTGTGCCTGAGACATTGGGATCAGGCGGCACCAACACAATGGGGAGCTAATCATGCCGAAAGTCTATGACAAGAAGGGCAATAAGCTAAAAGAGTTTGCGTACACAAAAGCGGGCATGGTAGCCGCGCGTAACTACGCAAAAGAAACTAAAGGCCGTGTCGAGGTAGAACCTAAGTCCGAGATGGCAAGCAAGATGAAACGCAAAAAAGAATATATGTAATGCCGCTGAAAAAGTATCAGAACCCGAAAGGCGGACTAAACGCCGCCGGACGTGCGTTTTATAAACGTACCGAAGGATCAAATTTAAAAGCGCCAGTCAAGGGTGCCGCTACCGGACCGGAATCAATGCGTCGCAAGGCGTCATTCCTGGCCAGGATGGCTGGTAATGCTGGACCTGATTTTGATGAGAAGGGACGACCAACCAGGAAACTTTTATCACTTCGGGCTTGGGGTGCCAGCTCTACGGCAGATGCAAAAAAGAAAGCGGCAACGCTTTCGGC